ACGTGTTCGCAGGTAACCGAACTAAAATAACAAGGAACAAATAACATGGAAACAGGAAACGTAACAAAAAAAACTGCTAGCCTACCTGCCAATGTAATGGAACAGGATGCTGGAAAAGGTTTAGGTACGTTAGGTCAAGAAGATTTAGCGCTGCCTTTTTTGAAAATCCTTGGACAGTTATCACCCGAAGTAAACAAAAGGGATGGTAAGTATGTCGAAGGTGCAGAACCAGGGATGATATATAACTCTGTATCACATCAATTGTTTGATGGTGAGAAGGGTATCAATGTCATACCTTGTTTTTACAAACTTGAATATGTCGAGTGGAAAGATAGAGGTGAAGGTTCTGGTGCGCCAGTAACGGTACACCCGTCTACATCTGACATAATCAGTAAAACAAAACCGGATGCAAATTACAAAGACAGATTACCAAATGGTAATTACGTAGAAAAAACTGCGAGTCATTATGTGATTGTAACTGGTGACAGCCCATGCACAGCGTTGATTACAATGAAATCTACACAACTAAAAGTTAGTAGAAATTGGAACTCAATGTTGTCAAGCCTAAGACTAAAAGGTAAGAGTGGTAATTTATATCAACCACCTGCTTTCAGTCATATTTACAATCTAGCAACAACTCAAATGTCAAATGATAAAGGCACTTGGTTTGGTTGGAAAGTAAATAAGGTGGGTCCAATAACAGACGCAGCTCTTTACCAACAAGCGAAAGCGTTCTCTGAAAACATTTCTAAAGGACAAGTAAAAGTCAAACATGGAAATGAATCAGAGGAGAAGGATTCGATTATTTAGGACTTCCTCGTTAGGAAGAAGGGCGGTGATGGGAGACTGGACCCGCCCTTTAAATAATTATGGATAATTTATTTTCTAAATATTTCGCTGGGTATGATCTTGCGTATGGTCAAGCCGACATGAGTCGTCTTGAGATAGATCCAATTACCAAAAAGCAGAAACCAAGTTATCGTTGGAACGATGAGGACATAACAGACCAAGTCTACAACGATCACCTGGCTGGAGAAAGGTCGATCGGTATCCAACCTTGTACTAAGGATGGACTAGCAAGGTTTGGTGCCATCGATGTAGACTTTAAAGATTACGAGAAGTACGACCGTAAAAAGTTTTTTGATACAATACAGAAGTTTGATTTACCACTGATACCGGTGTTATCTAAAAGTGGTGGTATGCATCTTTACATATTCTTAAAAGATTTTGTTAGCGCAACAGTATTAAGATCTTTTCTAAGTAATCTGTTGCCATTATTCAAATTAAAATACGACACAGAAATATTTCCAAAACAAACACGACTAGTTAAAGATTCTGAAACAGGAAAAATAAGTAAAGGTAATTTTATTAATCTACCTTATTTTAAAAAATCAGAGAGAATAGCTCTAAACGTAGACGGAACTAAATTTTCTTTCGAAGAGTTTATAAAAGTTATACAAGCTAATCTCGTTGCAGAAGAAGATCTTAAAAAAATAACAGACAGTATCGATGCGATAGCCATGCAAGGTGTTGATGATATATTTAGAGAGGGTCCACCATGTTTAGCTGAACTATCTAAACTAACAAAAGAAGAGGGCTTTGATGGTAAAGATAGATTTCTTTACAACTATCATGTTTTTGTAAAATTAAAGTATGAGGAGAACTGGGAGCAGATGGTTATGGATGCACCGGTTAAATTTTTTTCAGGGGCTAACGCACATGCATGGGATAAAAATAAATTAAAAGCTAAATTAAAATCATGGCGAGATACATACAAAGGGTACACATGCACACAGAGTCCTATCAGTGATTATTGTAAGAAAGGTATCTGTGTAAAAAGAAAGTTTGGTGTGTTGTGTGGATCAAAAGGCAGTTATCCAATCCTTACTAATTTAGTCAAGATTGATTTAGAACCAGAGGCAGAGTACACATTTGATGTAACATTACCTGATGGTGAAGATGTAAGAACAGTTCATTGTAAAAACGTAGAACACGTTAACGACCAAAGAAAAAGACGTAATGCCATATCAAAGTATGCAGGTTTTCCACCACCAATGATTAAGTCTGGTGATGACCAAAAGGTTTTAGAAGATTTATATAGAACACTAACAGTCCAAGATCCACCAATAGGCACAACACCAAAAGAAAAACTACACGATCAATTACACCAAAAGATAAACGGAGCAAGAGCACAGAACGATGTTAGCTTTAAGTCTGGTGGGGTATTGATTGATGATGGCTTTGCTTATTTTAAATTTGCTAACTTCTACAACAAACTAAAGAATAATGGCTGGAAGTATCCAGAAGATAAAACGGGCGTAATGATACAGGAATTTTATAAAGATTGCAACGTAGAATTTATTGAAGAAAAAAGATTTCCATCACAAAAGAAAGGTGAATACAATACACCAACAAAACATTTAATTAAAATATCTATAGAAAAGTTTCAAAACGTAAAAATTTTACACAATAAAATTAATTACGATAAGGAGATTATATGATTAGAAAGATACTGGGTCCTCCTGGTACAGGTAAAACTACAAAACTATTACACTATGTAAGAACATTAGTTAAGTTTGGTGTACCACTACATCGGATAGGATACTTTGCCTTTACTAAAAAGGCAGCGGGAGAAGCAAAAGGTAGAATGTTAGACAAGCATCCAGAGTTAGAAGATAAAGATTTACCATACTTTCAAACACTACATTCATTCGCATTTAATCTTTTAGGTATGAAAAAAAGTAACGTTATGCAAAACGAAGACTATGCAGCTATTGGCAGAGAAGTTGGTATTGAAGTATCAATATATTCAAACGGTGAAGACAGCACGGGTTTTGTAGATTCTAACAGTGAATACTTTAAATTAATATCTGCAGCTAAGATAAAAAATATATCTATTGAAGAAGAGTTTAACACCAACATGTACTCTGAAGATATAGACTTTGAGATTGTTAAGATATTAAAACTAGAATTAGACAATAGAAAAGAAGCATTTAAATTGGTCGACTTCAACGATATGATACAAAAATTTATTGATCGTGCTAACGATCTTTGTCCAACGTTTGATGTTGTATTTATTGATGAAGCACAGGACTTATCACCTATACAATGGAAGATGTATGATGAACTTAAAAAGAAATCAAAGCATGTTGTTTTAGCTGGTGACGATGATCAAGCCATCTACGGTTGGGCTGGAGCTGATGTAGAACGATTTCAAAAAGAACCTGGTAAAGAGATTGTATTACCAAAATCATATCGTGTTCCACAAAGTATACAATCCATAGCTAATAAAATATTAGATCGTATTCCTGATGAAAGGCGTATCCTAAAGACATGGCAACCGCGTAAGGAAACAGGGAACATATATCCTGAGTCTTACTCACTTCAAGAGATACCAGTGCAAGATGGTAACTGGTTAATACTAGCTAGAACAAATTACAGGTTAATTAATTTAATGCCAGACTTACAGGCTATGGGTATCTATTACGAATACAAAAATAAAAAAAGTTTTTCTGAAAAATTATACAAAACCATAATCAACTGGACACGATACGTAAAAGGTGAGGAACTAAATGAAGCAGAGATTAGAGATATTCTAGAATATACAGAATATAAAACTATAGAAGAGATAGACAAAGATCTAAGGTGGTACGAACTATTACAATTAGATCTGGATGACAGCCTATACATAAGAAAGATGTTAGAAAGAAAAGAACCACTAAGCAGTAAACCAAGAGTTAAGTTATCTACTATACACGCAGCAAAAGGTGGAGAAGCTGACAATGTTTTATTGGTATTAGATATGTCCAAACGTACTTTAGAATCGTTACAAAAAAGCTTAGAGAAGCAAGATGAAGAACATAGGGTTTGGTATGTGGGTGTTACTCGAGCAAAACAAAATCTGTATTTTATTGCAGGAAAAAATAAGGAGAGAAGTTATGACATCGAAAGTTTGGGATAAGCAGCACGGAGGATCCCATTATCAAAAGTATAAAATTCAGCCGAGCAAGTTTGTAGTTGAGAACGAGTTGTTATATCCGGAAGGATGTGCTATCAAATACATAATAAGACATCGCGATAAAGGAAAAAAGCAAG